CGGCTTTCTTTCGGCTATTCCCACCAAGGAGACCGGTGATCCCGCCGATGATCGCGCCGCCGATGGCGCCGACGACGTTGCCGATGCCGGGGATGATGCTGCCCAGGGTTGCCCCAGCCATAGCGCCTGACGCCGCGCCGCTCAAGGTCGAGCCGGCCGTTCCGCCAATCGCTTGACCCGCCGCGCCAGCAATCCCCGCAATCGAGCCGATCTTGTCGGCCGTCGTGCCGGATTTGAAAGCCTTGCTGACGGCCTCGCCCGCCCTGATGAGGCCCGCAACCGCCGAAATCCAATCTCGGTTCTTGAGGCCGTTGAACAGTTGATCGACGCCGTATCTAGCGTCGTTGAACGAGCGCATGAAGTCGTCCATCGCCGTGATGGCGGGGTCGATGTAGACCGGCATCTGCTTCAGTTCGCCGTTCAGCTCTCGGATCGCGGCGGTCATCTTCACCGCCTTGACCTCAGTGAGATCGACAGCCTTCGACATGTCGGCGGTGATGGGCTGGAGGGGGTCGAGGGCCTCCTTGTGCTCCTTCAGGGCGGCGGTGTGATCCTTGACCGCCTTCGTCGCCTTTTGGCGCGACAGGTACTCGCGGTCGGCCTGCGCCGCGATCTGGTCGCCGAACCGCTCGCGGGCCTTGCGGAAGCTGCTGCTGATGCCTTCGGCCAGCGTGTCGTATTCCGCAGCCAGCTTGGCGTTCGCGAGCTTGATCTCGGGGAGGTCGATCATCGCCAGCGTCGACTTGCCGGCGGCCTTCAGGAGGTAATTCACGCCCTGGATGGTCTTGTTGATCAGGCCCTCGATGGCCTGGATCGAGATATTGGCCGCGCCCTGCATGATGACGCCGAACACCTGCGGCAACTGCCGCCAGTGCTTGACGATCATCTGATAGGCGGCCCCGAAGTGGCCCACGGTCTTGTCGACCCACCACGTCACGCCGTCGACCATCGCGTCCATGACCGTGCCGAAGAACTTGCCCAGCCAGCGCAAGCCGGTGCCGATGGGGCCGTTCATGATGGCGTCGCCGACCACGTGGACCGTGGCGTTCCAGGTGTCGCCCCAGGTCGTGGCGTACTTGGTGTTCTTGTCGATCTCTCGCTCGAACAGCGCGAACCCGCCGAGCACGGCGCCGACGCCCGCGATGATCGGGGCGAATGGGGCGACGGCCTCCAAAGCCGAGATCGCAACCAGCTTCAGGGCCGCAGACAAGCCGCCGGCGCGCGTGGAAATCGCCCCGATGGTCTCGCCGATCTGCGGACCCTGCTGGATGAGGATCATCAGTGGGCTCATGCCCATGGCGCCGGTGACCGCCACGTCGGCGAACTGGCGGGACAGGTTCAGCGTCTCGGCCGCGGTGATCTTGGTAGCGCCCGCCACCTTGCCGTGAAGCGCGGCCGCACTTTCCATCGCCTTGATCGAAGCCGCCTGCTGGGCCGCGGCGACTTGCATCGCCTCCCCCATCTGCCCTACCGCCGCCGCCTGGGCCTGTGCGGCTTGAGCGACGGCCTTTTGAGCGTTGGCCGCTGCGGCCTGGGTGGCGGTCAGCTTCTTCGTCGCCGATTCGGCCTTGGCCGAGTTGGCCGCGACGTCGGTCAGCGCCTTGTTCGCCGCCGCGTCATCGACGGGGACGAACCGCAGGCCCAGGTTGGCGAAGTCGGTCATTTCGCGGCTCCTGGGCTCTTGGTGAGGTTCGGGTTCTGCATGGCGCGCTCAATGAGCATGGCGCGGACGGGCGAGATGCCCTTGGTCGGCTCAACCGTTGCGGCGGTCTCGTCCCTCGGCTTCTTGCCGTCCTTGCGCTCGGACGAGACGCGCATGGCGAGGTCGTCGAGGCGCATCAGGACCGACACCTGCCAGGCCGAGAACTCGACCTTGGTCAGGCGGCAGAAGGCTTCGAGCTCGCCGTAGGTCAGGGGGTTCACCGCCATGCCGGACTGCCGGCGGGCAGAGAGTTGCAGGAAGGCCACCCACAGCGGCGCCAGGTCTTCCGGCGGCGTCAGGTCCGTCTCGCCGTCTGGGTCGCTGAGGAAGGCCTCCGCGTAGCCGATCAGGGCCTCGGCTAGGCCTTCGTAAAATTCGCTCGGTCGGCGATGAACTCGTCGGCCTGCTCCTTGATCGCCGGGAAGCGCGTGTAGAGCTCGCGGGCGTTCTCGTAGGTGCAGTCCTCGTCGAAGTCCCAGGCGACCGTGCAGCGGGCCAGGAGGCTGATGGCCTCAGACTTCAGCGCCTCGGCGGTCAGCTTCAGACGAGAGCCCTGGGCCAGGCGGCGGTTGGTGTTGGCGTTCTCCTGCTTGACGAAGGTGTCGCTGTCCCGGCCCAGGAGGGTGATCGTGATGGGCGTGCCGTCAGGCTTGGTCAGCAGGACGCCCGCGGCGTCGCGGACCTCCATCTTCGCGCCCTCGTTGGCGGCGCTCTTGGTGTCGATCTTGGCGGCGATGCTGTCGAAGTTCATGGGGGAGATCCTGAGAAAGCGGGCGCCGGGGTTGGCCGGCGCCCTAGGCTGGGGTGGATGTGGTCAGGGCTTAGGGGACGTCGGCCGACAGGCTGGCGTAGATCGCCGTGTCGATGGCCAAGGTGTAGGTCTCCTTGAGCACGTCGTTGGCGGCGCCACCGGACTTCTTCGCGCTCATCACCTTGGCGTGGAAGTAGAAGGTCGAGTCCGTGTCGTTGGCGTCGGGGCTGTCCTCGAAGACGACCTTGATCGCGTAGACGAACTTGGTGGCAGCGGCGGCGCGGGCGGCGACCTGGCCAGCATCACGCGGGCCCCAGGCGGCGACGACGGTGATGTCGCCGGCGTCATAGGCGCCCTTCAGCTTCTGGACGCGGTTGTCGCTCAGGCCGGTGAAGGTGATCTGGCCGGCGGCGTCGCCGAACTCCGAGATGCTCTCGACGCCGCCGATCTCGGTGTAGGAGAGGGCGGCATAGGCCGAGACGGTGGCCGCGGCGGTGACCGGGCCGATATAGATTTTCGCGCCCGCAGCGGACTGGGCAGAAACAGCCATGGGGATGGCCCCCTTGTTTCAGATGGTGGGATAGCCGCTGCCCAGACGGCGTTAGGGCGGACCTGGGGGCCTAGGCCGTCCAGGGAATGGTGACCGGGATGCGGACCTCGTTCGTCTCGCTGATCGGCGAGGATGCCCAAGGCGCGCCGGAGACACGAACTTTCGTGGTCCCAGAGAACATGGGATGGCCGGTCGGGAAGTGCTCCAACACGGTTCCGACGACCTCCATCGGCTTGATCAGGCCACGGTCCTTGGGCCAGACGACGGTGATCTGCAGCAGGCCCTGGTCCAGAGCCCCAGCGCTGACACCCTGCCAGGCCGGGCGGTTGTAGAAGATCGCGACCTCCAGATGGCCGACGGTCTCGTCGGTCGCCTCCGCATCAGGGTTCGTCGCCTGCAGGCTTTCCGGCCACTCGATGCGAAGCGTCGTGTCCAGCGTCTTGACCCGCTCGAACAGCGCGGTCGCGATCTGGGCGGGCTTTCCGGTCGCGGTCATTTGGTGGCCCTCTTCTGCGCCTCCGTGGCGACCTCAGTGACAACTCTGGGCCAAGATTGGGCCGCAAGCCTCACGAAGGCATCCGGCGCCTGTCCGCGAGCGCCATATTCCCTGGCCGCAGCGTAGCGAGCCGTGAAGCCGACGGTGATCGCATCCGATGGCGCGGCGTTGATGATGACCAAGTTCACGTCGCCTGGGTCATAGGTGAACTTCTCGACGCCGACCGGCTTATCGCGGGGCGTGAAGCTGCCCATGCCGAGTTGGGCTTGCAGCGACCATCTCAAAAAGCCCGTGTCGACTCGCATCCGTCCGCCTTCGCTGACGGGCGTCTGCATGATCGCTACGGTGCGCTTGGCGGCCTCCTTGCGCACGGCGTCCATGCGCTCCTTGGTCTCGGTGACCCAGGCGGACACTGCGGCGGAAAACGAGGCCTGCCCCATCTGCTCACCTGATCCCAGCCAGAAAGTCCACGTCGTAGCGGATTCCACATCGGCAGTTGATCGTCTCCGACGCCGGCGCCGAAGGATCGCCCGGGAACATCAGCATCGCCCCCGAGGCGCTGCGGAACGGCTCTCTCAGCCCGGCAGACTTGCCGTGCAGGATCGCGTGGGTGTGGCGCACCCGGCTGTCGCCCGCGCTTTGCCAGACCCGGCGGATATCGGCCTCGGCGACCTTCCCATCCTCAACGGCCTGGAGATAGGCCTCCTGGCGGGCGGCGTGGAGCGATGCTAGGGCCTCGGTGCGAGCGATCGTCGAGCCCCGAAGTTCCAGCAGCCGGGCGCGGTAGCGGTCGGTGGCGCTGGCGACGATGGCCGCCGGCACGGGCCGACCTTCTCGAATTGCAGAGGCGACGGACCGGTCGAAGCGACGGTCGCGGCGCTCGCGGGTCAGGTAGTTGCGCAGCAGGGCGGCGTCACCCGAGGCCAGTTCGTCCCGCGCGGCGCGGGCGGCGGCCTCCTGGGTGCTGGTGAGCCCGATGATCCCACCTTCCCGCTTGCCGGTGGCCCGGTTGACCCGGCCGACGATGTCCAGGGCCGCGGTGCGCGGGTTGACGCCCCGCTCCATGCCGGCTTGCAGGGCCGCCCGGATGGCGTTGCGTTGGTCCTCGATGATCCGCGTCACCGCCTGAGACGAGTGATCCCGCAGCCAGGTCTCGGCGCGGGGGTTGCGGATGTTGAACCGGATCACGACGCCGGCCGGGGTCTGATCGTTTGCGAGCGCGGCCGAGGCCGTCCCAGCGTCCCCGTAGGCCTGGCGGATCGCTTCGGCGAGTGGCCCGTAGGCGGCGTCTTCGAGGTTCAGAGCATTCAGCGCCGCGTTCAGGTCGCCAGCCGCCAGGGCCGCGATCAGCCGCTGGAGGTCGGCCGATCCGCGCACGTCCTCGACGGCTTGCCGGAAGGCCTGGGCGATGATCGGGTCATAGCGGTTCAACAGGTCGTCGATGACCTGCTGCTGCGTCGGCTTGCGGGCCACGGGTCAGCTTAGGATAGACTTCGCGGCCTGCATGGCCGCCATGCTGTGGTCGAGATAGGCGTCGAGCGTGTCGTGGACCTCGGAGCGCATGACGGCGATCTCCTGTTGCTCGGCGCCGCGAAGGATGGCGGCCTGGATGGCCTGGGTTCGCGAGATGATGTCCATGAGCGTCGCGGTCGCGAGCTGAGCGTGCTTGAGGTGATCCATCAGCGCCTGACCTGCAGCGTCCACATGACGACCGTTCCGGCGGGCGCCAGGGTCGAGACGCTGACGATAGCATGTTCAACGCCGGAGACTACCAAGCGGTGCGCCGGGGTCGGTGGATCAGTCGCGTCCCCGACGGCCACCAGCACCTTCTTGTCGGTCGCTAGGACCCGCGTGCCGTCGATCTCCCGCAGGGCATAGTCGATCACAGCGCCGACGACCTGGACGTCATAGGGGCCGCCAGCCGTCGGGTCGTAGGCCTCGCCCCCGGCTTCGTAGCGGCGCAGGATCATGGCCTGGCCGAACTCCGCGATGAGTTCGTCCACGTCGGCCTTGGTCTCGGCGTAGTCGAAGGCGGTCATGCGGTGAGCCAGTCCTTCGTTGGGGCGCCCAGCAGGTTGCGGGTCCAGCCCGACAGCGACCGGGCGCGGTCTTGGATGGCCGGCAGGGCCTCGCGCCACGCCGGTTGATAGTGGATGGCGTCCGGCCAGGTCGGGCCGTAGGCGAAGTGGCCACGGTCGGCGCTCATCGGGACGCCGCAGAGCACGGCCTTGTCGAAGCCGAGATCGTCCAGGGCGACCTTGAGGGCGAAGAGGCCAGAAGATCCGGTGCCGGTCTGGCCTGGGAATCGGA